CGAGGGGTGAAAACTTATCATCAAATCCGCGCGCGTTTGGATTCTCGTCAAACCCGAAAGCGATTTTAGGCACCACAAAGGGCACTATTCGTTTTATACCAACAATGCGACCGATGATATCCAGCCGGTCGCCAGTAGCATTATCGAGGTCAAACTCGTCGCTAAACGAGTCAATCCATTCGAATGTTTTACGCCAGGTTCCAGCCATCATTCCGATCTCTGCGGCTGCCTTTGGCTTCTCCCAGTATTGTTTGATTAGGAGGTTGACGTATTCAGAATCAAAGCGCACTAGATAATCTCCGTCACGGTAACGTCTGCGGCGTCAAGTGTAAACTTCTCGTTTGGGGCTGATAGGACTCTTCCATCTGTCCACGATACACCCGCGTCTATGCTGACTTCAAGGACCGTTGGTATAAAATTATCACCGGCGTTAAATACCAGCCGGTAGAGGTCGTTTGCCAGGAGATTTTCTCCGATAACAAAGACCCGTTTGGCTATTTCCTGCGCGATAAGTGCTTCATCGACAGGATCAGCCGCATCCTTTCGTGTCGCGGTCAGTCGCACCAATACCGGCACCAAAACTGGTCTGTCAAATGTCATGTCATGCACAATGACAAACGTGGCCCCGTCAGGCCGGAGAACGGATTCGTTAAATGTGCCAGTTACCGCGCCAACAATCCCTTTCCCGCCGGTCTTGTTTTTAGTCATCGACTCGACAATGTCCGCCACCGCGCCGCCCTCGACCACCACCCAAAGACTATGAGCAGGGATACCGTCCGCGTCTGTCACATCCGTGTCGTTTTCGTACACCGCAACATCGGTGACGTTGGTCAGGCTTGCCAGAGCCGTGAACATTCTTCCGGTGCTGGATGATTGCGGGGTTTCGAGTGATCGATTCCGCCGAACGCGCAGTTCCTGGTCCGTCTCCTCATCGATGCCGACAACGGCAGATAAAGTATTCGTGACAGACAGCACCCCGATAACAACCGTCACGGGGTTTACTACCGTGGCCGGGTCAGCCTCAACCGCCCCGAAGTTTTCCGCGAAAAGCGTAACCGTCGTTACTCCAGCCGGAACAGCGATAGCATTGAGCGTGGTCCATGCCTGCCCTAAATTATCCTCGACGGCATAATCCGGAGGAAGCGTAAGCGGTCGGTCGGTCGTTACCACAACGTCAACTTGCGAGCGCGTGGCTAGCCTGCGGGATATACCGGCCAATTTAATGATGCTGTTGAGGGATTGTCCGAGGGCAAAATCAGGATCGCGCTGGTTGTATTCGAGTGCGCCGAAGGATTGAGCATCTAGGACAAGTTGCGCCTCGATTGCTACCCTCTGGCCGTCTGGGCTGTCTGCGTCCAGGTTAATATCCTCGCCATAGATCGCCCGATAGCCCGCTGCCAGCTCATCATAGATTTCCTGGAACGTCTGAACCTGTATTCCGTCAGGCGTGAATTTTGGAAGCGTCATGCGGGGATCTCCAATGTCTGAGGGTTAGACGCGCCGAACACGTCTGTATATCTGATGCGGATTTTAACACCTCGTGTGCTGTCTCGTCCAACTATTTTTAACTCTTGGATTGACAACACCCCATCTGTCTGCATGACGGTGGATTCAACGGCGCGAAGTATCCGCTTTTCGGTGCCGAGATTGCCGAGAAGGGTTAGCCAATCGATACCAATTTCAGTGTCAAGGTACCAGTCGCCAAGGAACGACCGAAGCCGCGTGAGGATATTCTGTGCAATGGCATCAGCGTTGCGTTTATAAGCTGCGCGGCCCTTGCCAAATCTCCAATCAAGGTCGCTGTCAAGTCCTGAAACTCTCATTATTGTGGCTCTCCTGTGGTCCCGCCACTATCGCCGGGGTGGGTGTGGCTGTTAAGGCTTATTCCACTGGCAACAAAGTCCGCTGTAGTCTCTATAGATACGCTAGCCGTCATCGCACCACCAGCCAGGCCGGTATAATTACCCGCTGCGATTGTTCCCTGGCATGTTATATTTCCAGTGACCGTTACATTACCATCAACGTGTAAATCACCAATAATCGTTTGGTCGCCAGTCTGCGTCCGGTCCCCCTGTTGGGTATAATTTCCATCCTGGTTCGTGTCTCCGGTTATTGTCATATCACCTATCTGCACAAGCGAACCCTGCCTAGTATAGTTCCCATCTTGGTTCGTGTCTCCGGTCTGCTGGATAACGTCCGGTATTGTGAGCGCCCCAGCTTGGGGATTGACCCCGACAATGGCTATGCCGTCGCTGTAGTCGTGCATCCGGAACTCTGCCGGGTCCTGAAAGTCTGCTCCGGAGTACCATCGGTCGAAGCATCGCTCCGTGATCATAAGCAGGCAGTAGTTGCCAACGGCAATCGGGTGCGCGGTATAACTCTCACCCCCCTGCATGAAAAGAGGCGGTACTTTTGTAAATTGTGGAAGTGTTATCGACTTGCCGTCAACCACCCGGTTAATCACTGGCTGCACGCTGATCGTTTTAGCCTGAACTCCTGTTACTTTTGCAATGGTCGCAGTGTGGAGATTAGACAGCGCCTCTCCGATTGCGGAATTAAGGATGTCGATTAGCTGGCGTTTTTCATTCATATCGTTTTTGCCCCGGCTGCAAGCGTCCCTGTGCAGGTCTGCATCCATGCGTCGCCGTAATTATCACCGGTGTATGAGATTGTTTCAATGCGGTATATCCCGTCAAGGTACGGAGCCGTAGCACTCTTGAGACTCGCAAGCCCTCCGATTTTAACGGTCGGATTCATCAGCGTTTCAAAAGTCACCAGTTTACTCTCCCGTGTTGGTGTGCTGATAAGCCCGGTGGCGGCGCTTACAACCGGTTTTAGCCAGCTCGTAACCTCATTATCTTTGATAACATATAGTTGCTCGTCGTCAATGTACCACGTCTCTCCCGGACCCACCATGTCATCGATTAGTCTCGCGCTGTTGCCGACCAGAACTTTGGGGCGGGTGAGAACTGGTCGATCCGTTATTTTTCCGGTTCCGGTATTCGGCATATCTTCAAGCGCCGCATCTAGCGCCCTGCGGCTCCCTTCAACCGTTCGGGACGTGAAACTGTGCAGGAAATCATATCCACCGTCAAGACATTCGAGGGACGTTAAAAGATCCGGGCCTTGTCGTGAGTTGTTCCCGGTGTGAATGTTGCCCTTGAAAATAAGCTCGATGCGATCCTGATAGCCCACTGATAGACCGATAGGCATTATCTTCAGCTGCTCGGCATCTTTAACCAGAGATAGACGTTTGCTCTCGGCCAAGTTGGTGATCTGGATATTCATCTTATTCAGATCACCCCGAATAGATTTTGTCACTTCAAAGACAATCTGCATCGGTGGGGTGATAACCACGTTACGTCCGTCGGCGGTGATAACTAAGACATAGTTCCGGCCGAATCTTGGCGTTGTCAAAATGCCACCTCTATTCCTCTGATCAGTTCCATATCCGCCGCCTCCAGCATGTAAATATTACAGCGTCCGCCGCTGAAGTCCTGCCGCGTGAATGGATCAATCCCGTTTCCGCTGCGGTCAATACAGACAAAATCAAAGGGCTGATTCTGGCTTAGCATGTGTAATACGCCAACGGACAGCTTGAGACCGTAAACCTTCTTATCACCAAACTCAGCATCAAACATCCATATTTGAGTGCGCGGGTAAAATCGCAGCGTGAAGATGATCTCAGACTCTTCAAAAAGGATCGTGTGTCGCTGGATAGGCTCATCTGTTATGTTCTGTATTCGTCTCATTCTGGAATCCACCCAAACATTTGCCCCAAATTTGTAGACAAGCTCTCTTCCACTTCCTCACCTTCCTGCGTCCCTTTGTCAGTTTCCCCGTCTGTCTGCCCAGCCGTGGCAATGGCTGCGTTCTGAGCGGCGCTGGTTGCCATTGAAAAGGTATCAGCAGTTCTGATCTCTTGCGCTTCGAGGGTAAAGTTAATTGCTCGGTTTTGATTGTCGCGAGTGACTTCAAGAGATGTGATATACATATTTGCAAAAGACCCCAAAGAGGAGCTGATTTTTATTCTCTTGTCAGATGCCTGCAATCCCTTCATTGCGGCAAGAAAACTCTCGATATTGCTTGTCGTTTCTGTATCTTGGTTCCCGAGGTATTTCGCCGCCCTTTGTGATGCTGAGATTAGCGCATCGGCTTTATCCATTGCGCTCGTGAAGTCATTGACCAGACCTGAAACACGGCTTAACTGCGCCTGAGTTCTGGCAGGGGCATACTGCGTGATGTTTCCGATCTGCGCTTGATGTTCCTGCAATATCGCAACTGGATCACTCGGGAGAACAAAAAGATCCGAGACGTTCCCCTCGATGCTGAGGGTGATAGGCTCGCGAATGATGTGGTCATTGACGTGGCTGCCATCCTCAAGATACGTGACCGGGACGGATGCGCTGCGCTTGAATTTTCCGCTTATCTGCGCAAAGGCTGTAAAGCCGCCAATGCCGACCTCTTCGATTAGCGCCATTACATTCCCCCGCGTCTGCTTTGGGTCCGTGCGTCATCCATCTGGCGCTGTAGACCGTCGACCGCATACTTTCCTGCCCGCTCTGGGTCAGACGTGCGGATCTCCATATTGACAGTCTGCTCTACTCTGCTCGATGCGCCACCGACGTTCGTCACAGCGCCGCCTGGTTGCATTGCTTGAGACTTTGGTATCATGTCTTCGCCGCCGAAAAGCCCACCGAACCAGTTGCCCGCATCTCCGACTATATTTGCAGCGGCTGATGCGGCATCGCCGGCTATATTTGCAGCGCCCGACGCCACGTCACCCGCTATATCCGCAGCGCCCGACGCCACGTCACCCGCTATATCCGCAGCGCCCGACGCCACGTCACCCGCTATATCCGCAGCGGCTGATGCCGCATCGCCGGCTCCGGCGACAAGTTTTACGGCCCAGTCCGGCAGGATATCCAAAGCCTTTTGCTTCAGCCAATTAAAAGCCTCACCAAATACGCTTCTGAATGCTTCAACCCACGTGTCGATTATTTCCATGAAGCCTTCGCCGATTTTCTCAAACCCCTCGCTGAAGTTTCCGGATAAAATGTCGCCTATGCCTGAGAATATTTTTACAATTCCGCTAAACAATCCAGAAACCAGGTTAGTCACTGTTGCAAACGCTGCCTTGAATCCTTCAACAATGCCGACCAAAACCGGCTGAATATCAAATCCCAGGAACTCTTGAAAGAAGTCTGCAATGACAGACTCACCGCCTTGAAATGCTTTTGTCAAATCATTAACTGCCCACAAGATGCCAGCTACCCCGGCAATGATTAGGGTGATCGGCGATGTAGCAAGGGCAACCGCCGCGCCAAAGACAGCAGGGCCAACCGCGGCAGCAAGAAAAGCAGCGCCCACGACGGCAATCAAGGGCGCTATAGGTTTCAATGCATCGAATATAGGTTTCAAGGCATCGAATATGATCTTGGCGCCACCCAGTATCCCGCCGACGACCTCTTTAAAGACATCGACTATCCCCTCGAGCAGCGGCTGTATATCCCACCCGAAGAACTCCTCAAAGAAATTAGCGATAACAGAATCTCCGCCCCGGAAAGCTACGATCAGATCATCAAGAACGAGCGCGATAGCTAAAATCCCGGCAGCAATTAAAACGGCAGGAGATATTAGGAAACCAAGCGCTGTTGCAAAGCCGGATGTGCCGATTGTCGCTATCGCAAACGCCGCGCCAGCAGCCAAGATAAATGGCGCCAGTCTTTTGAGCGCGTCAACCAAGTCGACGACAAACTCTACAGTTGCCTCCACGCCATCAACAATCCACTCGTTGTTTTTGGCGAGAAGATCACTGAATCCTTCAGCCAGGTCTTCAAGCTCCGGCACAATAGCAACGGCAATTAGGTTTTTAAGTCCGCTCATTGCGGCATCCATCTCCGCGATGGATTCGTTATATTCTTTCAGCCCTTTTTTATCTTCTGGAGATAGCGTGATACCCAGGTCACGAGCGCGCTGCTTGAGCTTCTCTGTCTCCGCGCTGGTCTGGCTGAGCATGGAAATCAGGCTGGGATCAATACCGAGCGCTTCCGCATAGCCTTGTTGTTCTGGGAGTGATAGGTTTTTCTCCTTGAATCTCTTACCTACCTCGATCAGGAATTCGTCTGCCTTCTTGACCTCGCCGGTAACATTGTCGCGGACACTAATCCCAAGGCGTGTGAATTCCTCACTTCCCTTTTGTGCGGCCTCACCTATCTTTGCGGATAGGCTGCTAAGGGACGATTCCAGCGCTTGGGCGGATGACCCGGACTGCTCTGCTACGAAGGATAATTCCTGAATTGACGCGACAGCCACGCCTGTCTGTTCGCTGAGATCGAACAGAGGTTGAAGGGACTGACTAACCCCAGACGCCCACTTAGCAACCGCAAAGGTAGCTGCGCCGAATGCTGCGCCCATCGCGCCGAGAAGTTTGATGCTTCTGCCAAGGCTGTTGTTATAGTCTATGAGAGGTTTGGTGGACCCCTCGAACGAAAATTTTGTGATCAATTCTGACACAACTTGGGCCATTACAAGTACCCCCCGTCTAGCTTCCACCCCTTAATGTGCGGCCTCTTCTTTTTGTCTTTTCTGAAAAAGTCATTAACACTAAATCCAAACTCTTTACTAAAATCTGACCTCGTACCAATGTAAATTTGACCATCTGGACCTAAGAATTTGTGCTCTTTTTTATCCTTCCGCCATTGGTTATCGGACATCTTTTTCTTTGTGGATTCAGGCATGGGTGTGAGCGCTCGCTTTTTGGCGCCAGCTTTATAGTTCTCAATATGCTCAGGGCTTCTCTTCTTCCCTGTGTTCTTTTTCTTTATTATATCCCTAGACTCTTTTGACATTGCCGCGGAAGCCGCGCCTATTTTCTCGTTGTGCTCTTTGGTGTGTTTTCGCCCGAGGTTAATTGCTCGCAACTTTTCATAGTTATTTGACCATGTTCTTTTAACTGTCTCAGATATTATTTTTTTAGCCTTTGCTGAGTGGTGCATTCCAAAGTGTGGGTTTGCTTCCCCCGAATTTCTCTTTGACATTATCGCAGACCACTCTGGCGTATGTTTCCGGCCAAAGTTTGGCGACAACTCTCCGATCATTCCACTTTGTGGACCTCTCCCACCAGGGGCGAGGTTCCGCATTTTGTACCCTCTTCCTTTGTAAGCCTCGACAGCCTCTTCCTCTATGAAATAGGCAAGGTCTTCCGATATGTTTTTTATCATAAATTCAGTTTTCGGTCTTCCGCACTTTTCCGCAGTCCTTGTCCACAGCGGGCCTCTTTTGTTTTTACCGTAAGTATAGATTCGCGTCCCACATCCCTTACCAATATAGATCGAGCCGTCGGGGAACTTGTGCCTGTAAACATAGAATCTATTTTCTGTAACTTCAGCCATTATCGCTCCCTCTGCGCTTGTTCCATCCGGTATTGTTCAATCGCGGATGTAATTTCTTGATACTCAACTGCGTCAAGGAAGTCTTGCGTGTCCATCTTCCTGACTTGATCCAGCGTCCCGTAGCCATATCGAACCAAGGCATGCTCAATCATTGATTCATTCGACAAATTGCTGTATGCAATAAGGCTCGGTTCAGACAGGGGCGCTGGGACCGTTAGCCGCCACTGCCTCCGCCCAAAAACGGGTATGATATCGCGCCGAGCATGGTGGTGATAAAAATAACGTAATCCTCGGGCTGCTCGTCCCATATATTAGGAAGCTTGCTGATCTGCGCACCCTCGAAAAGCACCGTATCCATGATGACTTTTTCCACTGGCTCAAAATCCGGAGAGTCGAGGAAGGAAAAGTCGCCGTTCTGGATCTCACGCTGCTTTTTGCTGAAGAACGCAAACACCCGCCGCCGCTGCTTGTGCGTCATCTTAGTCAACTTATATTCTCGTCCGCTCGGGAGCGTTGCCGACTGATCATCGTGGACGGCCTTTAGCATCGCCAGTGCTTGCTGTCTTTCTGATTGTGGTTCTTCGGTCATATTGTCACCTTATATGTTGCGAGATGCGTTGCGGAAACGGAGCACATATTCCTGCACAGCGTTCCCATCGGTGCCTGACTTTGTGCTAGTCGGCTGAGTCGTTACGCTGCCAAGCTCCAAGCTCCAAGACTCCACGCGGTCGGTTCCGTCGCGATTGAAGTTTTCCTTTAGGCTCCCGTTGACAACAACTGGGGGCGACTGCCGGAGCAGGTTATTCAGAAACCCGTCCGAATCGCTGTAACGCTGGACCCTGAGAGTCAGGTCATGAACGCCACGATCCGAACGCTCATTGATATTTACACCGCCGTTGGTGCTGTTGATATGCGATGTGGCCGGATTGGCCGGGGTCAGGACTATGTAATCCCCCTCTGCCAAATCGACAATGGCCGTGCCGTTGAGAACAACCGTTGTGCTGTCTGCTGCTAATGCGATGCCTGCCATGATTTTATCTCCTGTTTATGTGTTGCAAGTTATCTATTAACGACAACGATAAGATCGACCGAATGCACGGCTCCCGCCATTTTTACAGCTCCCTGCAAAACTGGGCTTTCTCTCGCCTCTCGTGAGTTCTGCGCCTGATCGGCCAGCGAACCAGCAAGCCAATAAAAGCCGTTATTGATGATGCTCTGCTCGAACGTCTCGCGGTTGCCGAAGTAATCAGGGCTGGACCATGTTCCTGGGGCTGCTACCCCTGCCCGGACGAACTGCCGGGTTGTTTTCTCGGCCTGGTCGATCAGCTGATTAACGCCTCTCCGTGTTTGCGGGATTTTGGTGCCTGTCAGCTTAAGCAAATTGTACATATCGACTTGGATAAAATCAGCAAGGGCAATGAGATTATAGCGCTCATCAGTGAAAACGTTCGCCCCGCTGGTCAGAATGACAGGGGTCAGCTTGATCGTGGTGTACAAATCAAGTCCGACCATCTTTGCGTTGTTGACTTCCGTCTGCGTGTATTCTTCCTCCGCAACAGAGAGCTCTTTGAGGTGCATGGTCAGAGCGGAATTCTCAGCGCCGAAATTAACGGTATGAACCCGCGCCATGTATGACGCCGCCAATTTGCGATTGCCTGCTTTACTGTACAACATCCTGTAATTAGTCAGGCCGGAAAGCTTGATATCCCAGACCACGTTGGTTGGATCAACAAGCAAGTTGGTTGGACTTTCGAAAACGTCATACTGAAGCACGTCGTTTGCCTGACCCCATTCCGCCAAATCCTTAGCCTCGATGTCCGTCGGGTTGTCGATGAACATAGCGCCCCGGAATTTAACCTGGCTGCGAAGCTCTGCAATGCCGGCAAGTTTTGTCTCTGCTGTGAGGGTTTCATCCGCCGCGCCTTGAGTAAGGAAGCCGCCCGAGCCGGTAGTTAGTGCCAAAGTTTGACCGATGAAAGTACCGGTTCCGGGATCGGTGGCGAAAGTAATCAGGCTTGTCGCTCCTGTGGTCGAGCTGGTAATGACAATGCGCTGATCGACTACAGCTGCCGTGCCTCCGGTCAATGCTGTGTCGATAACGACTGCAATTTCATCCAGCGTAGTAGTCGCCTGAAAATCCAGCGCCGTCAGGTTTTCGGTTACGCCGTCAATGTCAACATCAAGCGTCCCGTCTGCTACTTGCTGTAGTGCGCTCACCACGGTCGCCTCTGACAACCGAGCGCCATTTAAGCTTGCTGCGGTTGCTGCCACGTCCTCATCAGCGCCACGCCAATAGCCGATAACCAGGAATCCGCCTGCGTTGGTTGGGTTGGGTTGGGTGCCGAAGAACGACAGAGCGAAATCATATGCTTGACTTGCTGTTCCAAAATCAGCCGCCACGCTTGCCGCCTCGGAATAAATACGGTACCGGCTGGCGGACGAAATAGGCCCCTGTTGCTCGCTGGTAATCATTGCGACAACGTTCGGATTGTCTGCCATCGCCAGTGCGCCGCCTTGGAGCAAGGTGACAGTTACGACATTTTTAATACTTACGCTCATGGGTTTACCTCCGGTTTATAGTTAAATTTCTTTTTGTCGAGCTTATCACAGCCTTACAATCTCTCGCAGAGTTAGCCCCAACACTGCGATATGATCTTGTGCGATTTCTGCGCTGGCACCTAGTATCACCGCTATAACATCCGGCGTTGCAATACCGCCGTTAATTTGTAACAGGGCCTGAGCTCGTGTAGCGGCCTCCAGGTCTACACCGGGCGCGTGGTTAGGGGCTTGTAGTGGCTGGCTTGCAAGCTGTGCAAAGATAGGCTTAGCGACTGTTGAACACACGGCGTACAAGTTGCCTTCATCGTCCTGATAAGTTGCTGCGCCGAATGTCTGATCGTCTGCGCTGGATTCACCCAACGCTAACGCTAGTTGATTAGCGTCTGCAATATGGGCGACAGGTGAAGCAATGGTAGCGCGTTGTTTATATTCTGTGGTCATTTTTAATAGCCCCCTTCGACGCTTACTGTCCAGCCCCGTGAACGTAGCGTATCAATAGCCGGTTGCCCTGTAGCTACAGAGGGGGCCGAGCCTCCTGACTGATCAAATGTTCCTGCTGCGATTCCTGATGTGACCAAGGAGACTAAGATTCCGTCAATGCTGGTTTGGTCTAGTGCTGTGTTGTTGAAAGCGCTTCCGAAGTCCCCGCCTTTGACATTGTCAAAAGCGTTTGCAGGGAAGCTGGTTAGTGATGAGCAGTTATACCACGCGTAAGAAAAATCAGTCCCACTGGAGGTGTCTATTAACGGGAAGCTGGTCAGTGATGGGCAGTTAGACCACGCTGTATGAAAACTAGTCCCGCTGGAAGTATCTATTAATGGGAAGCTTGTTAGTGATGGGCAGTTAGACCACGCCCGGTTAAAATTAGTCCCGCTGGAAGTATCAATTAATGGGAAGCTTGTTAGTGATGAGCAGTTATACCACGCGAA